CTCATTGTAGTCCCATTTAAGGTTCCAAGCTGCACCTTTTCTTAAGTCTCTTAAGATCTCTCTATCAACCTCAGCCGCGATTTGCTCAGATAACAATGCAGTTAACTCAGCCTCAGCGTCGATGTTATGGAAAGCAGATACATCCTGAGCCAATTCAGGAGACCAGCTAGCTCTTAACTTTCTTTCAGTAACAGAAACTGTTACAGAATCTAAATCGAAAGATACTTCTCCGATTTCATCTTCGAATTCAAGTGAACCATACTGTCTGTAACTTGCCGCGAAATCAGTTGCCGCTTCAGTTCCTGCCGCGTCATACGCTGCGAAACCTGCCGATGCAGTGTACGTTTCAAGGTCAACGTTTAAGAAGATGACACCATCTTTATCTACGATATCAGGATATTCTCCTGTTAAACCATCTCCTTTTACACCGTACTCAACGATTCCGTTTCCGTATTTTTGAGTTACAACGTTAAAAGGTAATTTAGCTCCTCCGTTGATACCAGAGTGAGATAATTCTAAAGATGCTAAAAATTCTTCAGTATCCATTTCATTACCATTAGGTCCTGAAATTTTACCTGATCCTAATTTGTTAAAACCTTTTAACTTAACGATTACAGATGATGTTGCTCCTGATGCAAGTGTTGCAGTTTCAGTAGCCGCTCCGTTTTCGAATGTTACGATTGTAAGACCAGAAAGTGCTTCGGTAGTGTATTTACCTTTAGAGTAGTCAAATAGACCTTCTTCAGCTCCGTCACCTTCTTCGTAGAATCTATCATAAAGATTTCTTCCACCGTCAAAGTCTCCGTTTGCTACGTCAGTATCTCCGTTTGGTACACCATAAGGTTTCTTGTGATTACCGTTCGCATCTCTTTCGCCGATTTTAGGTACAAAGTAGAACAATTTACCAATTGGTAAGTTCATAGCTTGTACAGAAACGATATCGTTTGCCAATAATTTAGAGAATACTCTTCTAATAATTGGAAAAACAACTGTTTCGAATGAACCTGATGAGTCAGACACAGCAGCTTCGTTAATTAGATAAGACGCTTGGTTTTCATATAACTGAGCGATGTTATCTTTTTGATGTCCATTAAGTCCCTCTAAGAAACCTAGGTCATCCCATTTTTTGATGGTATCTTCTTTGATAACTCTTAGGTGTTTTAACCCGATGTTACCAACCATACCTGATTCTAATAATGCTCCCATTTTAAATGTAAGTTTTAGTTTTTTTTATTTATTTTATTATAATTTTGACATTAAATCTTTCATTCTCTTGAACTGAGGACTTTCATATGCCTTTGTTTCTGAAAGTACCTCTTGAGATGAGGATGATGTCGGAGTTGAAACGATTGCTTTGGCAACCGACTCAGTAACATTTTGTTTTGAACCTAATTCACCTTCTATTACTTTATAAGTGGATTTAGATTCTGTTAAAGAACTGACAGAGTCAAATCTTTTCAAAATATTTAATTTCTCTTGACGAGTTGTCGAATGTTCTGTGAACAATCTTGTAGCGTATGCCAAGTTAGCGTTAAACACAGCAACCTCGTTTAGTTTCTCTTTAAATAAAACTAACGCCTTTTTATATTCACCGTTTTGTTTTCTTAAAGTTTCAACTTCTTCGTTGATTGCACCTGCCTTATATTTAGTCTTAGACTTAATACCGGCTCTGTTAGCACCTCCTTTGTCACCATGTACATTGGATTTTGTTCTTGCAGCTTCGTCGACTTCCTCTTCATGAGATTCTTCCTCTTCAGAGACTTCTTCTTCCATTTCTTCCTCAGATACTTCTGATTCGTCAATTTCTTCTTCAGATACCTCTTCTTCGGAAACTTCTTCTTCGGAAACTTCTTCTTCGGATACGTCTTCTAACTCAATTTCGTAGACAGTGTCGTCAGTTTCAGATACTTCTTCTTCAGATACCTCTTCTTCCATATCGGTCTCAGATACTTCTGATTCCTCTACTTCTTCTTCAGATACCTCTTCGTTGTATTCTGTTTCTTCGACTTCACTTTCTTCGTCATCTAATTTGATGATGTATTCGTCGTCTCCATCTTCGAGTTCAACATTATCACCGTCACGTTTCACAACAATTCCGTCTTCAGGTTTCATTGATTTGAATACCTTTAAAACTTCATCGTCAGATGCGTCGGTCATGTCAAGGACTTCATCTTCACCTTCTTCTTCAGAATCCATTGGTAATGAAAAATCTTCGTCCTCATCATCTATAGATAATTCGTCGTCTGATTCGTCTTCACCCTCTTCATCTTCCATGTCTGGATCAACGTCGTCTGCTGGCTCGTCGTTTATCGAAGTTTCGTCATCATTTCCTTCCTCGTCTTCAATTCCTTGTTCTGAGATTGGCATATCTTGTTCGTCTTCTTTATTAGGAGTTTCAATTTCTTCAACTTCCTCTTGTTCCATAGATTCGTTTAGGACATCGTTTAGTTCTTCCTTCATGGTTGAAGCAAGTATACCTTTTGCGTTTGCCTTTACTGCCTCTTCAAGGTCTTGTACTTGAAGCAATGCTTGTTCTAAAATGGATTTTTTACTCATTTGTTTTATATAGTTTAATAATAAATACTTGTTAATTAAGAAAAAATTACTTTTATGATATAGTAATCAAAGAAAAGTTTATTATTTAGACAAGAAACTATTGAGATTACCCATAAGTTTACTCATTCTCTCATCTACTATAGGTTGTTCCTCAATCGATTCTTCGTATTTTTCTCTATCTCCTGGATCTTGAAATACATATGCGCCAGGTGTTGATGGGGATGATACTAAATCAAAACAAACCAATTCAAAGTCTTCCTGTACTATATTCTGTCCTTTAACTGATTTAAGTGATCCCACCCCTCTTGATGATATACCTAAGGTAACACCGTTCATTAATAACATTGCCGCTTGGTCACCTTTGGTACTTACAATACCTGATTTTTTCCAACCAGGTGAAAGAAGTAATTTAATTTTTCCCATAAGAATTTTACCGTCCCACCAAGTCTCGGTGATCGTATGTGAAACTCTATCTAAATCTATGAGTGAAGATGATGGATGATTTAATTCATTTAATGCTGAACCTTTATCAATTATCTCTTGATACTTTTCCATCTCTCTCTTGAGTAATCTCTCTGGGTAGATTCTCCCGTTCTTATTCGGGGTATCATATTTCTGTAGAACAGCGTAAAGAATAATATCCTCAGAGAAATCAATTCCCTTCATTTCCGATATAACACTTTTATTCTCTTTGGGAGAAATAAATCCCGCGTCATATTCTATTAATATTCCTTTACCTGTTTCTTTTGGTCCTAATACTTTCATGTATCTGTAGTTTTATTACTATAAATACATGGAAAACGGACTTATTTTTTCTTTTTGTGGAAATTGTATAATAATTCGTTATCTAAACAAGTATCTATGATTTCACATAGTAGACTATACATGTCTGTTTTCAAGTCTTTATCCTTGACGTTTACTTGTTTTAACGTATAAAGAGTAACTTCTAAATTCATAAAAGATCTCTTTTCTTTTTTTATACCTTTAGTTCTCACATCCAAATCAACGATAGATTCTTCTCTAAAAAGTCCGTGACCTAAATTGTGAACTAATCTTTTTATTTTATTTTTCGATGACCTTAGTATTGCATCGTAATCCTCACATATCTCATTTGGTTCTAACCAAGAGTTTAAAGAGAGGTAAATTGTCTTTAAGTTTTTATGGTTTATCGTCCCATATCCAATCTTAACGTTTTTGTGATCCCCTAATGGGATGTAACGTCCTAGTTTCATTTAATTCATTATTATAATCTTTTAATGGTGTTTAATAAAATATAAGTAATTTTCTTTGGAAAAACAAATTTTTCTAGTATATTTATTAATATACAAAATTATATATGCTAATAATAAAAGTAGACAAAGGTGGTATTGAGAAAGCGATAAAGAAATTACGTAGAAAAGTAAGAAACGTAAAACAAATCAATAAACTCAGAGAGAATAAACAATTCACTAAACCATCCGTCAAAAAAAGACTACAAAAACAAAAGGCGGTGTATATACAGAAACTGAAAGACGAAAACGAGCAATAAAAAAATCCCCATTTGAGACTTTGATGTATCAAAAACAGGGATTTACACCTCTAAGGTAGCTGCCGTAAAGGAATATTATTCTGACAAGTTATTAAATAACTCTTCTAATCTGTATAAGTTATACTTACTTTGAGTCATTTCATTAATCTCGGTCTTAACCTCAATAGATTTCGATTTAAACTCTGCATCCGATTCTACTATTGAATCTAATTTTCCTTTAATACTTTCTGTCAACTCTTCAAATTTAGTTTCTAAATCTTCTTGGTTAAGGGATAGTATGTTTTTTAATCTACCTTTTTCTTCTTCATTTAATGTCTTATCAAAACTAACATTAAAGTTATTTACTAAGACAGAATTTAGTAATGATTCGTTAACCCCCTCATCTACAGTAAGTGATTCGTTAGTTTTATTTTTTGTTAAATGTTCAACTAAATATTTTTTAGCAATAACCTTATCGGAGATATTACTTAAATTATCTGGTGTAGATAAAGAATCAATACTTTCGTATAAATCATTACTTTTAGATTCTACATTAGATAAGGATTCATTTAATTGATTTAAATCTGTTTGTATCTCAGATGTCTTTTCCTTTAAAATTCTTGATAGTTCCTCAACATATAGTGTTGCGGTTTCTTTATCTTCAAAAGTTTTACCTTCCAATTCCTCATATAATGAATACATCTCTTTGAGTGTATCATTTTTAGTTATAGGTTTAAAATATGTGTTAAGGTTATTCTTAAAATCCTTTTTACCATATGATTCAGTCAATTTAACTAAAATCTTATTTTTAATGTTCCCGAATGTTGCCATAATTAGTCGTTTAATATGTCTTTGAGTTTATTCTCTACTTCATAAATATTCTGTTGTGCCTTATTAACATCAAAAAGATCATCAAAATCTTGTGATTCATCACCTAACATACTTAATATTTTAGATTTATTTGATTTTTTAGCTCCTTCACTAAGAGGTTCTTCACCTCCCATGTCTCCCGCTGGTGGGGGTGGTGCACCTCCCATTTCATCTCCTTCAACAGCACCTGAAGTATCCATAGATTGTCTCTCCTCCTCAGGTATACCATACTTCTTATCAACTTCATCAAACACACCTGTTCTTTTAA